TGGCCTATTTGGCATATATTCTAAAAAACAAAAAATAATTAAAAACTTTACGTATTCTGCTTAAAATAGTTTTTCTGGAAAAGTGTATGGGAGGTAGATTTCTAAAAATCGGAATGTTAACAAGTTTTGTTACGATTCCTCTTAAATTAATGGCAGGAGTTTACCATGGATCTATGCCAAATAATAAGTATAATAAATATTTTAGACCTCAAAAATTATTAACAGATCTCGCCATAACAACTATATTATGGCCAATGCCAATTCTCAGATTTTTTACAAGAAAAGCGATCGGTTTTCATAATATAATATCATCGTTGAAAAGAAGAAGATAACGATATTACCAAAAAATCAACTTATAACCTACGTATGATAAAAACTGGTGACGTATATAAATTATTTATCATGAATTAATGTAAGTTTATTTCATAATAATAAAAATCTTAGGAAAGTTATAGGAATGAGTGAAAATCATTTAAAGAATTTAGAGTTTGATAAACCAACAGAAGAAGAAATGGGTAATTTTATTTTTAGATCGTTTGATTCAAATGATTTGGAAGAAAGTTTATTACCACCAGCGAAGAGAAATTCTGGAGTTGGACATGAATTTAGATTGAGGAAATTTGACATGAGTAAAACTAGGGATGGTGCTAAGTTTGGATTAATTGGAAAGCGTGGAGTAGGAAAGACAGAGCTTATTAAGGATATTCTTTATCACAAAAGGGATATTCCAGTTGGGGTTGTTATTGATCCGACTCATGAATGTACTAAAAGTTATGAGGGTATTGTTCCATCTGCTTTTATTCACACGGAGTATCAACCAGAAATCATTGATAATTTACTTGCGAGATATAAAGAGATGAGAAAAAAAAGAAAGCAACAAGAAGAACAAGGTAATGAAGAATTGGATATGAGATCTTTTATTGTTCAAGATTGCTCAATATATGACATAGCAACTATTAAAAGTGTTCAACAGAGGCAATTGTTTTTTAATGGAAGGCATTATCAGATTTTATCCATTTTGGCTATGCAATATGCTATGGGAATTCCACCAAGTTTGAGGGCAAATTTTGATTACATTTTTATTTTTAGAGAAAATATGAAGAGTAATCTAAAGAGACTTTATGAACATTATGGTGGAATGTTTCCAACTTTTTCAGAATTCTCACAAGTTATGAATCAAATTTGTAAAAATGCTGGAGATTGCCTTGTTATTGATAATACTGTAAGATCATACAATATTGAAGATAGGGTTTTTTGGTACAAAGCACCATTAAGAGGAAATAATTTCAAAACATGTAATGAAAATGCTTGGAAATATAATATTGAAGAAGAAAATATCGAACAAGGTCAAAAAGAAGAAGAACCTATCGGAAAAAAAGAATATTGGCCTTTCTAAAAAATTAAACTAATTCATTGATTTCTAACTCATAAAGGTAACAAAAATCATAATAACCATTAACATCAACAGTCAATCTCATGAGGAGAGAATTATACTCCCCTGATGCAATATAAAACTCACCACTTTGTTTTCCAATGGAATCCTTAGTTACTAATACTCTATCCGTACTCCATGAACGACCCTTATCGAATGAATAATCGAAAATACATTGTTCATTATTATCCAAACTAAATTTATCTAAAGTTACACTCAACTCTAAATTACCACTTTGTCCCAACTCAAACAAAGCAAAGCCATCTCCATTAGCCAAATTATTTAAAACAACTGCACCATCCTCATACTCAACATTCATACCAGCAACTGATGTTAAAGTCCAAACATCAAGATCACCAAGACCAGTCAAATTATAAACACTATTCCTCCCAAAAGAATCAGCATCATTATAACCACTCACTCGCAATCCAGTCAAAAAACAAGTGTCCCAATAACCATCACCTTCCACACCATACCGCAACATCAAACCATTCTCCAACCCAGAATTCAAAACAATCCCATAAGAATTCAATTCCTCAAAATCCTCATACAAATCGCCTTCCAACAAGGTAACATCTGGACTAATCCAACTCTCCCCAAGGTCAAGAGAAACGCGTACAAAGCATTGGTCTCCAACATTGGCCATATTTTTGTTAAAAAGTGTTGCTTCAACTTTATAAAACAAATAAGGCTCAGATACATTGACAAATCTTGTTAAATTAACTTGTCCACCACCATTATTGGTTGGTCTCAATAAAATTGCATCGTGATCGGATCTATACCTATAATCAAACTCTCCAGTTGATGTATTAACAAACCAATTCTCAATCTCCGCATCATAATCTGTTTGACTTGTAATATCCAATTCATAAACAATAGGATCACTATAATACAAACAAGTTCTGGCATCACATAGATCATCAATTCCAAAACAACTTCCACTTCCACAATCACACTCCTCACCATCTTCTACAACATCATTACCACATTGTGAATCATATGTGTCCTCAGAATTCACACAAACTCCTCCAAAACACTGTTGACCATCTCCACAAGGCAAACCATCTGGTTCGTCAGTCCCGAAATAAAAACAACCAACAGAACTAATACTTGCACAATACAATTGACCACAATCATATTTAACACAACCATAATCATCAAATGTACCACTACCAAACCCAGCATTATAACAAGAATCATCACCATTAATACATTCACCATTATAACAAACACCATCAGTCTGCCAAATGGCACTTGTACAATCTCCACCATTCGCCAATGACACATCCTCTGGACAATGTGAAGAATCACCATGACAATACTCTGGAGCATCACACTCATTCACAGCTTGACGGCACACTGTGTTTTCTTGACCTTCATTGTTGTAACCAATATAAAAAGGCACATATTGACATTCCTCTGTACAACATTCATCATTCTCAAAAGAACACAAAGCTCCTTCTTTCAACAAACATGTACTGGCATCACAACAAGCATCATCAACACCTCTTGTATCACACTCCTCATCATCTGTTACCAATCCATCTCCACAATAATCCGACCAAATAACATCAGGAGGCTCATCCAAAAGACACGTCATATCTCCAGAAGCAACTCTATTATTAAAATATGTCGCAGAACATGAAGACCAAGTAATATCCAATCTGGATTTTGCATATGGAGACATAATGTAACTATTATCACAATTATTTCCCGATCCATCATGACTCATACCAAAGTTATGTCCCAACTCATGAGCTGTTACAACAATGGCTCTATTACTATTACCATTTACCTTATCAATAGCAACTGCATAATTTTTCATACAAGTTACACCAACATAAGCCAATCCCAAAACACCACTTTGCATGGTTTCATGAGTAAACAAATGTGAGATTTGGTAATCATTCGTCGCATCATTCAAGAAACTGAACCTTTGATTATCTGGATTGGTATTAATCAACCACCTTCTATACTCATCAATCAACTTTCCCGATGGAAGTGCACCATTATCATTTGGTACAACATTTCCATTTCCATCCCATGGATTCTCATCTACGAAAAAAGTTTGTTCCGACAAAACAATATAAGTTTTGTAAACAAATCCTGCATCAACACCTGCGTCTTCATAAAAAAGAGAAACCGAATTAACCAAATCAAGTGTGTCATCTGCTGCACCTTGAACTCCCAATTCATCACATCTCTTTTTTATCATTTGTCACATGAAATAACAAATACCGATTCTCAACCTCTGTGAAGTTAATATCAAGAAGAACCTCAACTCCAACCGAAGAATTCGTTTCATTAGCTGGAACTTCAAGACCACCACCACAAAACTCCTCTTCCTCAACACCATCATCAGTGTGATTAGTGTGATTATGTTCACTTAAAAGTCGGTGGTAATCCGTCATTACAATTTCATGCTCGCCTAAATAGTACAACCCACTCTCCATTTTATACAAACCATGATAATCAGCATCAGAATAAATATCCAATACATAATCATCCCATTGAGTAGGCATAATACTATATTCCAAATTGTTTTCATAATCTCTAATAATTCCGCGTAGGTAATGAACCAAGGATCCTTCATCTCCAAGTGAATAAGAACAAGGTCTTCTAATTGAAAGGGCAACAGAACCCGAACCACCTGTTGAGTAATTCGCTGTTCCTTTCCAATGAGAATACTGGTCAAATTCTTTGGAGACTGTTGATGATCCATTAGTCGAATGTATGGTTTCTATATATTTCGGACTGATGAACTCTGTAACTGAAGGGAGAGCTTCAATTACAACAAAACGGTTATCATCGAGTGAAATGTTCACATTCATTGTATATGTGCCTTCATGGTTCTCAATCATCTCCACAACAGGTTGAATGATTGAACAACTGACACTACCTAAAAACAAAGTCATAAAAACTCCTCTAAACATCGTAAAACATATTATTTTCGCGTCATCTCTTTATGTTGAAAAAAAATTTATATGATATTAATGGAAGTTTATAAAACAACAAATAATTATTATTACAAAAAATACATTAATGGAAGAAAAAAAAGAATATCTAAGAAGGAATATACAAAGAAATTAGGTGGTGCAAAAAAAGGTAAAAGACAAAATAAATCAACATTTAATTTTGGAATAAACAGAGATCCATTGGAAAACAAAATGATAGTTTATAATGGTATTCCCAACTATCATTACAATGATATAAAAGATATCAGAATAATATATTTTGAATTATTTAGTAGAAAATTTATATTTATTGGTGAAGTACATCAAAGAAGAAACGGATCAAATTTTATAAATTATAAAAATTTATTGGAATTACCAATTAAAATTGCGAAAGAAGAAGAAAAATGTGTTGATGTATTTATTGAAGATAAAATATATGATAAACCAGTTACTAATGGTGGAATTGTAAAGTATAATGCAACTAGAACAAATCAATCATTGACAAGATTGAAAAATCATTTATATAAAAATCCAAAACATTCTTATTACCAATTACATATGTTTGATACAAGAGAAAATATAGATCATTCCATTGGATTGAATTTATATAATATTTTGATAAAAATAGAAAGAAAAAAAAATATAACACAGTTGATAAAATCTTTTTTCACAAAGGATTCCGCAGAATTGCTGAATGAATTTGATGAATTCAATGAATTGAAATCTTCGCAAAAACAAAAAATAGAAAAATATATATCTTTGGTTGTGAGAAGAATTAAAAAAGAGTATAATAAAATGCGCCGAAAGATAAAAAACGAATATATTAAACCAGCAGAATTGGTAGAATTATTGGATCATCCAGTTCTTTTTATGACTGATTTATACTTATTTTATAGATTACTTATGAATTTTGATACTGAAAAAAGAAATACGGGAAAATGTAAGAATTATTCACAAAGATGTGTTGTAATCGGTGGTGATCATCATATCGAAAATGTTATTGGTCTGTCTAGATATGCTTTTGATCATGAATTAAAATATTATTATAAAATGCCAAAAATAAATATTGAAAAATACACAGAACTACTTTACGATTATTTCTATTTTCATGATGAAAACAGCGAGAGCAATGAGAGCAATGACTTTAATGAATATGAAAATAATTATTCAAATAATTATTCAAATAATTATCTCAACAATTATTCAAATAATATAAATAATATAAATAATGTAAATAATGTAAATACAAGTACTTTACCTAATGATGTCCGCAAAATTATAGAAGAAATGAAAAAGAACAAATTACTTTAAAGTTCTGGATATATTGATGTGATATATTCACAAGCAATATTTTCAAGATCATCCCAAAATTTTGTACAATCAGATATATGCTTAAATCTTGGATATATTTTATCCATTAATAACATTCTAAAAAAATTATGAAAAATATTTAATCCCCCAATATTTCCTTCACCTGTTTTAATACAATTAATTATTTCCTGATCCGTAATAACACCTTCTTGTAGTTTATTCATTTTTACTTCAGTTATATACTCACTATATGGTTTCCCAGTGGGTTTATAAATATTATTTTTGAATTTTTCAAAAGATTTTAATGTTCTTGCCCCACCAGTTCCATAAGTTCCATTTCCACAATTATATTTATAATAACAGACAAATTCTTCTACATCAAAAAGTGGTTCTAAAGTATCACCACATTCATAGACTTCGGATTCTCTCGTACAATCAGGACTTACATTTTTATTATTTTCCTCGATAAATTTTAACTTATTGTGTTTCCACTCTTTGATGTAATCTATGACATCTTGCATCTCTTGTTCGAATTCACTCATGATTTGTTTTGGTGTTTTCTCACTCTTTGGTTCTGAAATTGTTGAAATTATAAGTTTGGATAATTCACTCATTTATTAATTTTATTTAATAATTCTTTAAACTTAAATTTAGAGCTGTGCATCATCGGCGCTCGGAATACAGGAGACAGTTTGTGGATCGAAAAAGTTCAAATCAAATGTATGTTTGGGGCTAGAAATACTGGTAATATGGACTTATTGATTTTCGCTTTTGCAAAGATATAATAATCTTATAATATTACATTCTGAGTTTTCAATCATATCGAATGTCAATTCTTTACCACATAATTTACTTACTCGTCCTTTGAATTGACTTAAATTTGTATTCAAGCGTAATAATGACTTATTTTTGATGTAATGATCATATAATTTTTGAAGTTTCTCATTCATTGAAGTTATACTTTGATTCCTTAATGGACAAACTGGAATTTTTGAATCATCCATTTTTCTCAATTCCCAAACAAATACATCTGATTTGTTCTTAACTTTAATAGGTTTTTTACGTTCAATTCTGAATGGAATATTTGAGAAATCACCCATAACGGATACTCGATATGCTACTCCTTTTTTCGGACCATTTGGCGCATTTGTACATATTGTTTCTCTATATCTTTCATAAATTCTAAATCCTAATTCTTTCGCCAATTTACAAACATCTTCACATAATGCAAAATGTTTTATATCTTGACAGAATGTATATGTTTGAGAAGAATCTTTACATCCATCAGAATCAAGTAATCCTGCAAGTAATTCTCTCCTTTGCTCAATACTACTTTCTAAATAAATTTTTGGTATATGTTTATTGTTAATAAGATTTAACTTTCTTAAACCTTCCAATAGAATATTTTTTGTTCTCTTATTATCAGTTATTGTATATGCTGCACAATTTTCTTTTACAGCTATTTCAGATACTTTTAATTCAGTTTTAGTTATTTTTGATAACATTTCTGAATATTCATTCAAAAAATCAATAACCTCACTATCTGCCGTAGTTATTGTTGGTCTATGTGAGTGACCATCTCCCAACCATATACCCAAAAAATATGGATCTATTGGAAGCTCTTCTTTACAATATTCTACTGAATTTGGCAATGGAATTCTAAAATATTTATAAAAATAATTTATATCGTTCTCCAAAAGATATTTAATTTTAATTTTAAATATTGGTAATTCCATATTTTTGAACTCATCTACTTTAAGTTGATAAAATTTGAGAGCTTCGTCCTTTTTATCAAATTTTTCAACTATTTTTCTTAATTTATCCAAATTCCAATATTTTACCTTAAAAAAAGAATTTTTTAAAGTAATAAATCTTGGTTCAAATTCACATTTGACAATTTGTAAATTAATTTCATCATTAATGGATACAACCTCCTCTTTTTCAGTTTTGAAAATTTTCATTTTTAGTTTAAATTGATGTTCACTAAAAATATCATAAAAATCATTATCTTTGACTCTTATTGTTTCCACTTTATGTATATTTCGACTGTCTGTTTTTAAGGATTTCATTCCTTTTTCCTTACCATGTTTAGCACAATATAGATATAAATTTTTACCATTATCATTATAACCATATGACGCCCTTATAGTTTTATCACAATCAATACAATCAATACAATATGGAACAAGTCTACCATTTTTATCTCTTTTCTTAAACATTTGATAAAACATCAAAATATAAAATTTTAACTTTTTGAAAAATCATTTTTATATTTTTTATAACAAAAAATCTAACTACGTTATTATAAACAAGGAACGATATATAATTTTTATTGTAATAAACATCATTGTTTGTCTTAGGAATTATACGTTTTTTTAATGAGTTTATTATCTAATATATTAGTATAATATAGTTAAATGCAATTACAATTGAAGAAGTTTAACATGAAAATGATCAAAGATGACCAAGTAGTTACAATGATCGGGTCGAGGGGATCAGGTAAATCGGTGCTTACTAAGGATCTTTTGTTCCATAAAAGGCATCTTCCAGTAGGTACAGTAATTTCGCCAACTGAAAATGCAAACAAATTTTATTCAAGTATTGTACCACCAATTTTCATTCATGATGAATATACACCTGAAGTTATTTCTAGTTTTATGAAAAAACAAAAACGATTAAAAAAAAGAATCCGAAGTGGTGAAAAAGGTTTAGACAACAAAGCATTCCTTATTCTTGATGATTGTTTGTATGATGCTAGCTGGAAAAAAGACAAAAGAATTAGGGAAATTTTTATGAATGGTAGGCACTGGGATATTATGTTTGTTGTTATTATGCAGTACGCTATGGGAGTGCCACCAAATTTGAGAACAAATATGGATTGGATTTTTATTTTAAGAGAAAACTACATTAGTAATAGAAAAAGATTATTCGAACAGTATGCTGGTATGTTCCCAACTTTTGATATGTTTTGTGCCACAATGGATCAATGTACCAACAATTATGAATGTCTTGTAGTCCACCGTAGTTCAAAAAGTAACAAACTAGAAGATCAAGTTTTTTGGTACAAAGCTGATATGCACAATAATTTCCGCACATGTTGTCCAGAAGCTTGGAGATACAGTATGGAAAACTACGTTGAAGATGAAGACTCAGATGATGGAGAAAACACCAGCATGGAAGAATATATCAAATCAAAACGCAGAGGACCTCTAATCCGAATCCAAAAAACAGACTGAACACTAATTCTTGATAAAAATATTCTCTAATATTTTTATTATCCTAACTGCCCAAGTTTATGCTTTATTCTAAAAGCATAACTAAACCACCAATAATACTCAAATTTATAAAGAAACGCATCAATTGTTTCTTATCAGTGGGTGGATGGTATAATAATGTGGCTAAAACTGTGAAAGCGATTAAAATATAAACGCACCAATTGTTGATTTGTTCTTTTGTTTCATCCATATCTCCTAAGTTTGCGTAAACGACGAGAACTGGACAAACAAGTTCAATGGCAATAACAAGTAAAACAATCCATGTTAATGGAAATGTTTTTAACATTTTTGGGATTTTCATTCCAAGTCCTTTGGCAACACCTTTCATATCCTTAGCTTTATTGAGTCCAGCCATAAAAAACATGAGGAGAATTAATACTGAGGCGACTAATTTACGATTTAACATTTATATTATTATATAATAAAAAAATATAATAATATTGTATATGACTTTTTTAAGTGGTGGGAGTGATTCAATATCATCATCAACAAATAATACAACCGCCAATGTTGGTGGATTAACAACACTAACAAATACTTTATTACAAGGGGCATCATCAATGGATATAACGAGCTCAGCAGAGTTTCCAACATCTGGTACAGTTAAAATTAATGATGAGTATATAACATACACAGGAAAAAGTGCACAACTTTAACAGGATTGACAAAAGGATCATTTAACACAAGTGATGTAGATCATGCAAATGGTAGTGTAGTAACTGGTTTTTTTGTTGGGACGAGTGAACTTAATAACAAGTCTGATATTTTGTCAACTATTAAAACTGATAAACAAGGTGTTCTATATTTTGATTTTTCAACAGACAATACAAACTGGGAAACGGAACCAATTGAAGGATTTAATATTTTAGCAAATTTTTCTTCAACAAATATTAGAACAAAAAGTAATAGATATTTTAGAGTAAGATTTGAGAACACATCCAGAGAATTAACAACTGATTTTAGAATATCAACCTATTATGGATTATATAATCATGGTGAAAGAGAACCAAGTGGTGCTTTAATTGTAAAAGATCCAAATTTACCAAGATTAACACAGTTTGAAGAGTTAAATACAGTACAAAGAACTCAAATTATGGAACTTAAATCTACATATGGATTATCCGATTTAAGAGATGTCCAAACAACAAATGGTGGTTCAATAACAAATGTAATTGGAACAAATGCTGAATATCAAATTAATAGTGGAACAAGTACTGGTTTTGCAATGCTTGAAACAGCAGAAAGAGGTAGATATGTTCCAGGCTTCTCAGCACAATTTGGTATGGGTGTAAGAATCCCCTCAGCCCCTTCTGGAAGTCAATTTTGTGCTTGGGGATATCTTGAAACAAATATAAGTGGTACAACAATTACACCTCAAAATGGTTTTTATTTTTCATATAACTCCACAAGTTTGTATGTAAATATTGCTAATAATGGAACAGTTACACAATATGCTCAATCACAATGGAATACAGATAGATTAGACGGAACTGGACCAAGTGGTATAACATTAGATCCATCAAGAGGTAATATTTATCAAGTAGATTTCACATGGTATGGTTATGGTACAATTGAATTTATAGTTAATGTTCCAAACCCATATACTTTTATAAATGAACATGTTGTTGTTCACAGATATAGACCAAATCAAGAAACAAGTACTTTAAATCCAAATTTACCAATAACTGCTTATAGTTACACTACAACAAGTGATGGTGAATTTAATGTATATGTTGCTGGTCGTCAGTTTAGTATTATTGGCAATTATAAACCTAATAGACGTATCACAGGTGAGGTAAGAAGAGTAACTGGTGTTGATGCTACATTTGTTCCTGTTATTCTAATAAGGAGAAAAACTACTTATAAATCAGTTTCTGTTAAATTTCAAGGCATCGATTTTTTATCATCAGGTGATTTAATAGTTGAAATAAGAACTGGAGTAACTGGTACTGATGGTTCATTTGGAACGCCAACAAATACCACCGCAGGGGAAACCGCTATTGAAACAAATAGAACAGCCACAACTGTTAGTGGTGGAGAAATGCTTTGGATGGGTTTGGTTGCAGGATCAAATACCAGTAATAGAAACATTAGTCAAACTGAATTTGAATTTGATTTCATTGGAGAAGAAATTGTTGCAATTTTAGTAAAAAGAACAACTGGTACTAATGCAACGGTTGATTGTGTTGTTAGAGTAAAAGAAGAATGGTAAAACTACAAAAAAAAAGTTTTTATAAAAAATCTCATAATATAATATATTATGAGTTTGGCTTCACTCAAAAAACGATTAAAAAAATATACTTGGGGCTTAGGTCTCGAACATGAAATGCATTTATTCCACATGAAAAAAAACAGAAAAACAAACATTACATCATTCACCCTCTATGACAGTGAACTCGCAACAAAACGTCTTCACGAACAAGCCCTTATCAAAAGTAAAGTCAAAGTCTCAGACAAAGACATGAACTTTGTTCTTGGTGTTCCATTCGAAAAAACTGGAAGACTTTGTAACGGAAAATGGGTTATCAAAAAAGTCCCCTTTAACATGCCTGAGTTTATTACAGATTATCCAGAAACTCGTATTAATATGAATCTCAAGGAACCTCAAAGGAATATCCGAACTATGTGTCACGAAGTTATTGACAACAAAAAAAAATTCATTGAATTAATCAAAAAAGACCCAATCACTGCAAAACAAGTCAAAAAATATGGAGATCTCTATCAATATCCATTTGGAATGACAAGTTATCTTAAATACTCTGAAGATTCCAATACCTTAAACTACGATTTTAAAAAAGACAAAAAAGGTAAATTGAAAGTTCGAGAGGAGTATGTTGGTTCATACCATATTACAATGACCCTTCCATATGTTAGGTTTAAAACTGAACAAAAAGAGTTTGTTGAACTTCACCAAAACTTCGCCAATCAGCTCCAGTGGTTGGAACCACTTCTTTTAACAGCCTTCTTTTCATGTGATGAGAAAGCACCTGGTTCAAATTTGGATAGGGTCCGTGGTTCATTCCGTGTTATGATTATTGGTTGGGGTAATTTTGCAGGAAGTGATGTGAGAAAGCTCGGAAAGGGTATCGGGAGATACGCAGACATCCCAGCTTATTGGAGAAAAGGTTTGGATCTTTATGGGGTAAAAAAGTTGAAACCTTGTTATAAACCATCACCTTATGCAAAACGTGAAGGAGGTATATCAACTTTGAGTTCCAATTTCAGAACATTTGGTGAAAATGAAGAAGGCGAAAGAATGTCAGGAGCTGAAATGACTGTCGGAAATGGAGTCGAATTCCGTATTTTTGATCAGTTTAATGATGGTCTTTTAATTGAATTAGTTACATTTGTTTCTCTTGTTGCTGAAAATAGTAGGGTTCACAAAACAAAGAAATATGTTTATAAGAGTAAAAACTGGATAAATGCCTTACATGAGATTATGCGTGTAGGTTGGCACGCAAAGTTGAAGAAGGTTTATATTAACGATTTGAGAAAAGTATTGGGAATCAAGATTAAGACCACTTCTGTGGTAGCTTATGATGTTTTGGTTTGTATCAATGATGAACTTTACGAGAAGAACAAAAATGGTGATTTCTTCATTATTATGAATTTTGGCGAATGGTCAAAAACTAAAGGTGACCTGAAACCACAAATCCCTATTGTTAACTTCCAAAGTTGGATGATGGGATGTATGGTCAAGATGAATAGAAATAAAGCTTTATTAAATAGATTCAACACACTTGTAGAATTTATTCCTGAAAAGTTTACAAGAAAAGAGTTCGAAGATTATTTCTTCAGATTTTTCAATAAAAAATATTGGAGTAAAGATGTTGATAACTTTATCGCAATGCTTTACTAT